TTAAAGAAGTGGAGTTTGTTGTTCAGTGAAGATTGATTTTGACGTAGATATAGATATGGCTAATAGAGATGATCTATTAACAATTATCAAACATACTCCAGCAAGTATTTGCAAAGACAAACAGTTTAGCAAACACAATACTGGTGTTTATTTACAAAACATTCCATTTTATCCAGTAGAAGGATTTAGTTCTATAGATCACAAAGATGCAGAAGAACAAGGTTGGTTTAAATTAGACGTACTCAATAACAGCATATATAAAGATGTTAAAGATGAAGCACATTTAGATAGACTACTTGCAACAGAACCTATGTGGGAACTGTTTCAACATGAAGAAGTAGTAGAAAAATTATTTCACATCAACAATCATTTTGACATTGTAAAACAACATTTACCCACAAGCATTGATCAACTAGCAATGATTCTTGCATTGATTAGACCAGGTAAAAGATACTTGGTTGGTAAATCGTGGGAAGAGATTGAAGCGGATGTTTGGGTAAAGCCACAAAACGATACCTATTTCTTTAAAAAATCTCATTCATATTCTTACGCAGTAGCAATTATTGTACAATTGAATTTGCTATGTGAGGGCTAGTTAGTCTGTCTTTCTAACTAATTGTATTGAACGTCTTTTAACTCTTTTCTTAATTAAATTTTGTAGACTTGTTACAGGTCCAAATAAAATTTCAACATCTTTCATTGCAAAAGTTTTTAAGAAAGGATAAAAAGTTTTCATCTCGTGATGTAAGAATACATCGATAGGTAGCATACGATTAGATTCCCACCACCATATGTTGCCTAGTTCTAAAAATTCCTTTTTAAGTTCTAAGTCACCGATTTGATCTGCGTCGTAAAACGTAAGTATTTGATTATCTGTATTCACAACAATTCCAACATACTCGTTGCCAGCATATTTGATACCTGTTAAGAATTCGATTTCATTTGTTATTTCGGTCATGCAAGTGTATTTACCAAATACAAAATCAGATAAATACAGTTATGAGCAACTTTACGCACAAATTGTACTCTTACGATACTAAAATTGATTTAGTATCTACGGATACACAAATAATTTTGGATAACAGACCTATGAACAGTAGAAAAATTAGAGTCCATAAGGGTGTTAATAACGAAATACTTTTTAGCATCACAAATAAGGACAGAAAGAAAACAAACGTTTTTGCAGACAACTTGTATGCATATATTGTATCGCCAGTAAACAGGACACGACTTGTAACTAAATTACTAGAACATACTTCAGAGAGTGGTATAGTAAAATTAGTTTTAACAGATGGCGACATGCAAAATGTAACCAAAGGGTTATATCACATGCATATTATAAAGAATGATAATCATGACCAAACGTACCTACCTTTGTATAGCGACCAACAAGGTAATGCAAGGATAGAATTAGAAGTAACAGATCAAGTATTTCAAGAACCAATTGCAACACAAGAAAATTCTACATTCTTGAAAGTAGCAAGTACAGACACTGGTGATGCCGCAAACGTTTATGCCACAAGTGCCTTTTATGGTAACCTAAGTAAAAATTTCCAAAATGCTCAACACACAGTAGCAGTTTATCCTGCTTCTGCATTCACAGGACAAGTCACTGTTCAGGCTAGTCTTCTTTCTTCAGTACCAGACTCTGATGATGTCAGTACAGATTGGTTTGATGTTAAAAATATTGATATGACGGCAAACACACAAATTAGAACTGAAACTTTTAGTGTTAGTGCTAATTGGGTTAGAGTTTTAAGTAAGCCTACAGCAAGTGATGATAGTGCTAATTTAACTAAAGTTTTATTAAGAAACTAGTTGACTTTTATACTAACTATGCTATAATGTAGCATGGTCGAACATATTGTAGAATCTGTACATAGGTTATTATTAGATAACTTACCTATACGAACAAATACTACTCCAAGTGGTTGGAGGACTTTTGATTGTCCAATGTGTTCTGATTCAAGAAAACGTGCAGGAATCATAACAGGTGGCCCTAAGATAAGTTACCATTGTTTTAATTGTAATTACACAACAGGCTGGAGTCCTAATCCTCACTTAGGGAGGAAGTACAGAGAATTAGCAGATAAGATGGGTGCTAATTCTAAAACAATTCATGATGTTCAAATTTCGCTTATGCAGAATAGCGAATTATTGCAAGATACTGATGCTAACGATTATGTTTATAACTTTAAAGCATTTGATACAATTGAACTTCCAGAAGGTGTACAAATGATTGATGCATTACCAGATGGTAATGATCTCAAAGAGTATGCTAGAAGCAGAGGCATACTAGGCTTGTATCCTTTACTGCACATAAATGATATCAGCAATAGGAAACGTGTTGTTGTTCCGTTTACATATAACAGTGAACTAATAGGTTGGACAGCAAGACATATTAATCCACCAGACAAAGAAACTCCCAAGTACTTACATAATATGCCAAGCGGTTATGTTTTTAATATCGATGCTTTTGCTAACAATGATAGAGAAATAGTAATTGTAACTGAAGGTGTGTTTGATGCTATTATGATTGATGGCATTGCAGTACAAGGTAATCATGTAACACCAGAACAAGCACACCTAATTGACAAGTTAGGAAAACGTGTTATTGTGTGTCCAGATAAAGATGAAGCAGGTATTGAATTAGTAGAACAAGCAGTTGCGTTAGGGTGGGAAGTAAGTTTTCCAGAATGGCACACAGATTGTAAGGATGCCGCAGATGCTGTACTTAGGTACGGTAGACTAGCAACAATTAACAGCATTATTAAAAATGCTACAAGTAATAAGATCAAGATTCAAGTAAAATCTAAGATGTTTTAAATAAGTAACTTATAAGGAAACTAATAAATATGTCACAACACTTATACATCGACGGTACGGAAATGACGTTAGGAGATAATGCATGGCCAACTGTCCTTGAAAAGCAATTCGACAAATATAAAAATAGTGCAGAGCCTTTCAAAAGTTCGGAGAGAATACTACAATCTCTGTTTGGATTTATTAGAAATTTTGGAGAGTTTGATCAACCAGAAACAGAACAGCAAATAAAACAATCTGTGTTTGTTATAGAATTTCCTAATCCATATAATCATACACTTTTTATTCCTGAGTACGGTACACATGTAAACGTATGCGGAGAAACAGGAGAACAATGGATTGCTGATGACGAACTTAGAGCAAATCCAACAGAACACTTTTTAGGCTTAGTTGAAGAACAAAAAACAAAGTTAAAAGCATGGACAGATTTACGTGGTACAGATGAAGTCTACAATGAACAAGCAAAAGCAATTAACACTTTTGTTCTGTTCTGTAAAACTTTTCATGTACCTGCAAGACTAATTGTAAAAGAAGGTAAGCACATGCCAGATGGCGACTCTTTGAGAAGTGTTTATCATCCTTACATGGTTACTGGTACGCATTGGTACTTGCCAAGGCCTAGTCACATAGTTGGTGAGGAACATTATAAAGATGGTGTACTAACAGATGAAGGTCAACATTTATATGGAAAAGCAATAGCAAAGCAATTAACTAGAGAAAGTATTATAGCAAAATGAGTGAAATAAAAGAATACAACGAAGATATACAAAGACTGTTTATACAGTTTTTAATTAGTGATCATGATCTATTTGCAAGATGTCAAAACATTGTAAATGCAGATGCATTCAGTAGAAAGTTTAGACCTACTGTTGATTTACTGATATCTCATAGCAAAGATTATAATTCTATGCCTAACCTTGAGCAAATAAATGCAGTAGGTGGTATAGGATTTGAAGAAATACAAAACATAACACCAGAGCATCAAACTTGGTTTATGGATGAGTTTGAAACTTTTTGCAGACACAAAGCAATGGAAACTGCAATCATTGAAAGCACAGACTTATTAGAGAAACAGGACTATGGAACTGTTGAACAAAAAATTAGAGGTGCAATGGAAGTAAGTCTTGTAAAGGACTTAGGACTAGACTATTTTGAAAATCCAAAAGAAAGATTAGAATGGATCAAGAAACAAAGTGGTGCAGTTAGCACAGGCTGGAAAGGAATAGATCAAAAGTTATATGGCGGACTGAACAGAGGAGAGATAACAATCTTTGCTGGCGGTTCAGGTGCTGGTAAGAGTTTGTTCTTACAAAACTTTGGTGTAAACTGGAGTTTAGCAGGACTTAATGTTGTATATGTTAGTTTAGAACTTAGTGAACAGTTAATTAGTATGCGTTTAGATGGCATGGTTAGTGAATATGCCGCTAAAGATATTATGAAAAATATTGACGACGTAGATCTAAAAGTGCGTATGAAAGGCAAAAAAGCAGGTAAGTTTAGAGTTAAGTATATGAATAGTGGTATTACTACTAACGATCTTAGAGCATTTTTGCGAGAGTATGAGATACAATCAGGTGTTAAAGTAGACTGTTTATTAGTTGACTACTTAGACTTAATGATGCCTATAAGCGGAAAGATCAGTGCAGAAAACACATTTATTAAAGATAAATTTGTATCTGAGGAGTTGCGTAACTTAGCACAAGAACGAGAGTTGCTAATGGTTACAGCATCGCAGTTGAACAGAAGTGCTGTAGAAGAAATAGAATTTGATCATCATCATATTGCAGGTGGTATTAGTAAAATACAAACAGCAGATAATGTTGTGGGTATTTTTACAAGTAATGCTATG